TGTAAACTTGCTGAAGAGATTAGTAAAGAATTATCTAAAACAAAATTTGAGTGTCATGAAATGTGGGGTGTACACTATAAAGAAAAAACAAATGCTAAACCACATAGACATTGGTTATATCAATATGCATTTGGTTATTATATAAAAGTGCCAGAGTATGCACCAATAGTTTTTCCTACAGCTAATTGTGAATACAATCCTAAACCTGGCGATCTAATAGTTTTTCCTGGTCATATAACTCATGAAGTTAAACCTGTAGATGGCGAAAGAATAATGGTTGCAGGTAATCTTAGAAATACTTTTTGGGATGTAGAAAGAAATCTACAAAATTCTGCTATAGTTGATATTAAAAAGCAGCCTCAAGAATAGGGTCGTTATCTGTTACTGTTTTACTTACAACTGTATTATTAGTTTGTGAATTATTATTTGACTTAGCATCAACAACTTGTATTACGTTTGGCTGCATTTGAGTAGAACCTGAAGCGTTAACTGCCATTTCACCATTTAATTGTTGAGAAGTACCATTAACACGTTCCATGGCAGCTATCATTTCTTTAGCACCTGGACCTTGTATGAATGCTGAACCTGAGGATGTAGTTACAATCTTTCCACCACCTCTATCTTCAGCTGCTATTTGTTCTGCGATTTGAGCATCACCTGTACCAGCAGTATCTAACTGACTTTCGCCAGTTGCCATAGTCTCATTGTAAACTCTTTTATAGGCTTCTGATGGGCTTTCACCGCCAGGTGCGATTGCTTTTGCAGCTGCGATGGAACCTTTAGTCATTGCTTTCAATATAAGACCCATGTCTGCTATCTTACCTTTTAGATCACCTAACATAGAGTCACTATCAAAACTAAATATGTCTTTGAAAAAATCTCCTACTTTCTTTACAGTATCAGTTATCAAATCTTTTAGTGAAAATGCTTTTATATCTTCTTTACTGAAACCAAAGAAACCCATCAATGCTTTTACGGCAGCATCATAAGGAATAAACACTATATCAAGAAAACTCTCTACATTAAAGTTATCTTTAATTGTTGCTTTTAGTGATTCAAAATCAAACTTAAAAAACTCTACAATTTTTGTTATGATACCTTCTTCACCAGTAAAGAAGTCTGTAATTTTCGTCTTGACTTGTTCTATCTTCTCTGGTATAGTTTTAGTAAAGAAGCCTTTTACATCATTAAAGAATCCTTTTATTCCACCAATCAAACCACTTTCACCATCCTCACCAACAAAAAAATTAGTGATTGCTTTCTTTGCATCCTCAAATTTTTGTGGAATTGTATCAGTAAAGAAAGTCATGATAGCTCTTATTGCAGGTCTTAATCCTTTACCATTGACACCATCTTTGAAGAATAAAAATTTAAATATATCTTTTATTACGTTAAATGTGCCTGCTATGAAAGGTACAACTTTATCTACTATAAAGTCTTTTGTCTTTTGATAGAGAGGACTATCAAGAAATTTTTTAAATGCAACAAGAAATCCTATAAAGGCTGCAGTTTTAAGTGCTGGCATCAAACCAGCCATAATTTTATCTTTTGCACCTACGCCTAGTTTTTTTAACCCACCAACAAATGCATTTGGTAAATTTTTAAATCCTTTTACCATCTTACTTAATGAAAGAGTTTGTTTCAAGTTATTCATTTGTATTCGTCTATTCTGTCTATTCTCTAATCTTTTTTCTGCTCTATCTATTCTGTCTTGAGCTTGTTGGTATGCATTTGTTTTTTTCAACTGATCGGTAGTTAAGTCAGAGTTTTCACTTAACTTAGCAAGTGCAGCTTTTTGTGCCGTTATATCTTCTTTAATTTTTCTATCTTCTTGTAATTGTTCTAGACTGATACCTTGTGCTTGACGAGCAATGACAGTTTGTTCTCTTTGTTGTTTTAGTTCTAGATTTCTTGCATCTGCACTTGATTTTAAATCTGCAGCTGCCATAGATGCAGATTCTTTTGCAGCTTTTAATTGTTCTTCTAATTGTGTTTTTTGTTCGCCAGATGAATTAGCAATTTGATTTTTTAGTTTATCAAGTGCTTGTTTTGCTTTTTCATCAGCAACTTCTAATTTTTTTCTTGCTTGTGCAGCTGACTTTTTCTTTTGTTCTTCAGCCATAGCATTCTGTTTTTGAATAGATTTAGTCAAAGACCCCAATGTATCTTTTAAATCTGTTCCAGCTGCGCCAGTTGCTACGACCATTATTTTTTACCTTTAGGAAGTGATGCACCAGGTTTTCCGACATATAAACCAAAGAAAGCTGCACCTGCACCAACGATAGTTGATATAAACATCGCTTGTGAGTTTGTAGGTTCTGGTAATGTCATAAACCAAGTGATTGATTTGTAGAAGGCATATATGTATGCTAACATAATAAGTCTAGGGATTAATCTAAATCTATCTAAAATACCAGCAGTTTGATTATACCATGTCTTCTCTTCTTCTGGTGAAGCAGGTACTAAATCCTCTTTACTTACTTCATACTCTTTACTGGTCTCTTTTACTTTTACTTTATCCATTTTTATTTCTCGCTTGTTCTTCTCTTTGTTTTCTATTCTCTTCTTTTATATATTCTAATAACATTGTCAAGTAAACTTCCCTTTCCCACGGCATCATGTTTTCTAACTCTGTTAACGAATACTTATGATGTTGCATCAAACCAAAGTTGGTTTTAAAGTAGTTCGTTATAGAGTCGTGAGAAAGGCCTATGCTAAAAAACTTTGTAAGCCTTGTACCACAACTTCACTTTCAACTTTGGTTTTAGGATTAGTTACTTTTACAACAGTCTTTAGTGTCGGCATTGTTGCAAAGAAACGCATAATCTTACCAAGTTGTTCAGTATTAAAAGAACCAACAAATTCGTCTAATTCTTTTTCAGTATAATCAACTTTGTTATATAATTTCTCACCCTCAGATATTGTACCAATACATGTCTTAACTAATTCAAGAGCTGCATCTGTATCATCTGTTGAGAAACCTTTTTCAAAATCAGATAATGTAGGATAGCCCATTTCAATCTTAATAGTATCAGTAATATTTATCATATTAGTGTGACCTTCATCAACGATTGGTTCTATCTCATCAAGATTAACTTCTACAAGTTCTCTAGTTTGATTATCATCGGGGCATAAAACACTTACTTTTGCAGTTTCCCCTACTGATTTTGCACGTAGTTTTAAAAAGATATACTCTATATCAAATAGAGGTGCCTCATCAACATTGATAGAATTAAAAGTACAACCTTTAATCAATCCTTTTATTGCGTTGACAACATCTTTTAGATTTTGTTCTTTACCCTCAGTTGCAAGTAAAAGTATTTTTTGTTCTTTTACAAGAAACGGTCTATACTTTATTGTTTCACCTGTTGAGGGTAACTTCAAAGTATAAGTTGGGTTTTCTAGTTTAGGTAATGCCATAATTTTTCACCTCCTATATTATAACGATTACAATTTTCTTAAAACAGCAGGAATCCTACTTCTTAATTGTCTTTCTACTGTATTAACGAACACATCACCAATTCTTTCAAGTAATGGTCTCGGTAATTCTGCTTCATCTGTTAAGTTTTTCCAATATCTATATGCCCATGTTACAGGTAATACAGATATAGAGTTTGTCGCTCCATAGTCTAGAGCAATCTCACCAACTGTTGCTGGATAACACTCGACTAATTCTATTCCAAATCTTCTTTTGTTTTCTTGATCTAACTGAAATATTTGTATGTTACCAACATAGTCAGCATAATATCCTACAGAAAAATCATGTCTGTTAGCTGCTATTCTTTGCCAAGCATCCATAAATTGTTTTTCTGCCATGTCAGCACTACATCTAATATTAGTTGCTACTTCAGCAAATGTTTGACCAGTCACTATTTTTCTTGGTGGACCGTAGATGTTTGTATCTTCTTGACTTTCTAAAGTCATCGCTGGAAACGCTATTTGTGTCATTTCAAGAGAAGTCTTTCTAACAATCTTTTTATTCTCTTTTAAAAAATCTGTATATGCTTTTAAATTAAGAGTTTCAGTTGTTTGTGTTTTTGGTGGACCAATAATTACTTCGTAACGTGCTGGTCTAGAGTATCCACCATCTTGCTCTCTAAATGTTGCTATAATTTCATTTAAGACTCCGTATGCGAAGCCGTCTAGTAAAGAACTTCTTGCCATTAGATCATTCCCCTCGAATCTCTATGTACTTGTTGAATACTTGCTTTCTTAAATCTAGCAACTGGTAATAAAGTTGCGATAGTAAACTCATCAGCGTCAATTCTTCTAAATCTAGATTTAACTTTTGCATTTAAATATCTCTTTATTGCTGGTTTTATTAATCTCACTCTTTTTAATTTATTATAATCAGCAACAATCTTTGTTGTATTATCAAACTTATTATTATTAGTAAAATCAACTAATCTATCTAATAATCTCACTCTTAAATTCATTGGCAAGTAGTGTAAATTTATTCCTAGAAACCCATCACTATATTTTTCAATAGGAAGTATCAAAGGAAAAGTATCATAATATGGTAGTTCCTTTTTCATCTTTGGGTCATATACAAATAGATTTAATCTACCAAAGTTAGGTCTTGCTGTTACTTTACCGTCTCTAATAAGTTGTGATTGAGTTGGTGTTCCAAACTCTTTTATCTTATTACGAAACCATGCAGTAGACCTAGGTTTTCCACCTGCCGCAGCTTTTACGGCTTGAATGTATTTACTTTGTGCCATATGTATTATTTATACTTGGGTTGTAGATGGTCTTCCGTAAGTATCTTGAATTCTAGACCATTATTAGTGCAGTATTCCTCAGCATATCTAAACTTTGCTTTGTTTATGATAAAAGTCTTACATGACACAAACCACTGTCTAGTTCTACGTTTAGGATTTGCACTTGGTGCCTTTAAATCTTTCTTTGGTTTAACTTCTATTATAAATTTTTTTATTGTTCTATCTTTTTGTCTAACTTTCATGTAAAAGTCAGGGAAGTACCTATGCATTTTGCCATCAATTGGTGAGTAGTATGGTATTGATATTTCTTCACTACCCCACTCAATAATCGCTTTTGTATTGTCGCAGTACTTCATAAGTTTAAGTTCCCATGTAGAACGATATATAATCTTCATGGGGTTACCTTTGTATTTTATAGGATTGGATGGTTTAAATCGACCACTATATGCCATTATATTTTCTCATTTCTATATAAATATTACTATCAAAGGATATTTATATGGCTTTTTTCAGTAAATCTACAATAGGGGGTGCAGTTGTTTCAACGGCGTCTGGTGTTGTATTAAAGAAAGTACGTGGTGCTTTAAAGGGTGTTTTTGGTTCTAAAAATGAACAAAGACCAGGTGTTGCCCCACCAGAAGTATTTGGCAAAAGAAAAACAAAAAACTTTTCATTCCCATTAGACGTAGAAGGTGGACCAGGAGTTGGTAATCAAGGACATTATGTTATGTTCTATATCAATGAACAAGCAGGTGCAGAACTAAAGTTTGGTGGTGGAAGTGGTAACGCAATGACCGATGCTGAGAGAGCTAAGAAAAATGCAAACATACCAAAATATATTACAAGATTAAACCCAAATAGTAACGTAAGAACTAAAACAAGTAATGCAAGTGGTATTAACGAACAATTAAATTTAAGTCATCAATCAGACTCAGGTTTTAGATATGAAACAAAACAGCCAACAAACTACAAAGGTGGATACAACGCATACATTGACAGAGCACCAACAGTTAGATTAGATACAGCGATTGCTTTATACATGCCACCTAGTGCAAACTACTTTACGAGAGCAGATTACGCAGACACACCTATTGGTGCTGGTGCGAGATTAGGTATGCAAGCTTTTGATCAAGTAAGGGCAGGTACAGATATTGGTACTGTTACTAAAAACGCATTAGATAATTTAGGTGGTGCGTTATCAGAGACTATGCAAACAGCAGCACTAGGAACAATTGGTGCATTACCAGGTTTTGCTGGAACAAGAGAAGCATATGAGGCATCGCAAGGTGTGGTTATAGCAGACAGGTTAGAATTAGCATTTAAAGGTCTTGCAAAAAGAAAGTTTCAATTTAGTTTTAAAATGATACCTAAATCTCAAGAAGAAGCAGACGAGATAAGAAAAATCATATACGCATTTAGAGTTAACATGGTGCCAGAAATGGTAGGAGGTACAGGTAGACAATTCAGAGTACCAAATACTTTTGATATTGCTTACATGTACAATGGTAGAGAGAATGAGTACCTACAAAAAATTAGTACTTGTTATCTAGAAAACATGACAATGAGTTATGGTGGTGATAGATATAGAACATTTACACCAAACGAGGAAGGTGCTCCACCAGTTGAGACACAAATAACTTTAGACTTTGCAGAAATAGAATTAATTACAAGAGAAAGAATAAGAGAAGGTTACTAAAATGTATTTTGAAAATTTTCCATTTATACAATACGACTCTCTTGGAGATGGTAATCCTAAAGAATTAAAAAATTTATTAAGACGAGTTAAGGTTCGTAGTGATATTAGAAGTAATTCATCTTTGTTTGATACTTATTTTGTAAGAGAAGGTGAAACACCAGAAATGATTGCTGATAGATTATATGACAATGTAAACTTACATTGGGTTGTTTTATTATTTAATGATATAACAGATAGATATCATCAATGGCCAATGACTACTGGTGCATTTAACAAATATGTTGCAGACAAATATACTAACATAAATGGTATTCATCATTATGAAATAACAGAAACATCTGGTGATAGAGAACTAAAGATTGATGTTGGTATAACAAATGATGATTATCCATCGGCAACACCAATAACAAATTATGAGTATGAAGTAGCTAGACAAAATGAATTGAGAAATATAAAGTTATTAGACCCTAGGTTTGTAAGTGACTTTGTTGATGAGTTTAAGGACTTGGTACAAGAAAGTGTGTTCTAAATGGCAGGTATACAATACGCAGGTGAATTTACCTTAGACAAATGCGATTTAATTACAGCATCAGGTGGTAAGGTAGATATAAAAGCATTAGCTGTAGAAATCAATATTTTCGAAGACATATACCGTTCAGGTATGACTGGCACAATTGGTTTTGTAGATACTAATAATATATTTTCAAAAGGACATGTCAGAGGCCAAGACTATCTTGTTTTAAAAATATCCACACCAACGTTAAGTGATAATTCAAATATTTACATAGATCAAACTTTTACTATTAATAAAGTAGAAGCTAAATTTAAAGCAGGTGTAAAAGCTGAGTTTGTACAATTGCATTTTGTATCAAATGAAGTATTGAAAAATGTAAGAAACAGAATATCAAAAGCATATGAAGACACACCAACTAAAATAATTGAAAACATATTCAGAGACGAAAAAATAATAGCATCTAAAAAGCCACTTTACATAGAACACTCAACAGGTGTTAAAAGAGTTGTCTTTCCAAACGTAAGACCTTTCGAAGCAATAAAACAAATGTTATTAGAGTCAGTATCATCAAAAAATAATTCACCACACTATTTCTTTTTTGAAAACAGCAGAGGTTATCATTGTAGAACTTTACAAAACATGCTAGAACAACCAACTGTTGCAGATTTTAATCATGGTGATGATGATGCTGTAGTTGGTGGAACAACTAAATTATTTAACGTTGAAGAAGACTTTAAAAAACTTATGACATTTGAAGTTAATAGAAGTATTGACATGTTAGTTAATACAGCAACAGGTGTGTTATCAAGTAAGTTAGATGAGATTAACATATTCAACAAATCTTTTAATGAAAAGATAGTAAATTACTTTGAAGACTTTTTGAAACATGGCAGAATAGATGAGAATCCTATATATAGTGATGCACCGATACAGAGAGACGGTAAAACAGTTGGCGATTTTCCCAACGCAAAAACATTTCTACATGCTGTTTCAGAGCATGATGGTCAAGATAAAACTCACTACAACACAAATACAGAATCTTACAGTTTCACCCCTAGTGAAATTGGTAAATCTACTTTTCTCGATAAACAATCAAAGAATAAGGAATTGTTTACAATGTTAGGAGCAACAGCATCAGCAAATGGTAATGTCACTATAGGTGCTGGTGCTTGTGTAAATGTAAAAGGTGTGTTTAGTAATCTTAACGAAACAGATATGTATGACGGTAAGTATTTAATTATACAATTAAGACATCAATTTGATATCGGTACAAAGAAACACGAAACAATGTTTAAAATTGTCAAAGACTCTTTGGGCGAAGAGGTACCAAAGAATGGCACAATAGAATACGAAGAATACGAAAGTCAAAACGGTGGAACTTTCGAATTAGAATAGGAGGCTACTTAATTTCATCATTATGCTTAATTAATCTTAAAGGGGTATAAGAATGACTACAAAGAAAAAACACAAATTAAGAAGAATGACTTTTCAGAATGAGCATAGAACAAACTATAATAGTGGTGATAAATATTACAAGGAATTAAGAGAAGATACAAATGATAAAATTCGAACAACTAACAGAGGGAGTTTACGACCCAAATATATTTAAGGCAATATTTCTTGCTGGTGGACCTGGTTCAGGTAAGTCTTACGTTGCAGGTAAAACAATAAGAGGTGAGGGTCTTAAAGTAGTAAACTCAGACGATGCTTTTGAAAGTCTATTAAAGAAAGCAGGTCTATCTTTACAGATGCCTGATAAGGAAGCAGATTTACGAGACCCCGTTAGAACTAGAGCAAAAAAACTTACAGCCAAAAAACAAGCAAACTATATTGAGGGTCGATTAGGACTTATCATTGATGGTACAGCTAGAGAATATGATAAGATTGCAAGACAATCAAATGATCTAAAACAATTAGGATATGACACATACATGGTATTTGTAAATACATCATTAGACGTTGCATTAGAGAGAAACGCAAAGAGACCTAGAAAAGTACCAGAACCAATTTTAACTAGATCATGGAAGGCAGTACAAAGTAACATTGGTAAGTTTAGTTTACATTTTAGACAAGGATTTATAGTAGTAGATAATAATGATGCAAAAGAAGATGTGTTTAGAGAGGTTACAAAAAGAGTTAAATCATTATTGAGAAAACCAGTAAAGAATGGTAGAGCAAGAGAATGGATAAAACATCAATTAGACCTTAAGAGAAGAAGGTAGTCTATGTTGATGGCATTGGTAACACTATTCACAGCTCTAGCGATATCTGGTATCGCTGCATTCTATTCAATTGTAGGATTGATGGCAATATTCAGTGGCGCTGCGATGCAGATTGCTATCATGGGTGGTGCATTGGAAGTTGGTAAGTTAGTAACAGCATCATGGCTTTATCAGAACTGGCGAAACAAACTATTAGGACGAGCTCTCAAAACATATCTATTTACAGCAGTCTTAGTATTAATATTCATCACATCAATTGGTATCTTTGGTTTCTTATCCAAAGCACACTTAGACCAAGTAAGACCAGCAGGTAACAATCAACTTATCATATCAACCATTGACAAACAAATAGCATTTGAAGAGAAACAGATTATAAGAGCTGAAGAGACACTAGCATTATTAGATAAAGCATTAGAAGTTTATATCGATAAAGAGTATGTTTCACGTGGACTAAAAGAACGAAAGAAACAAGAAGAAGAAAGAACTGAACTTAACAATGCAATCAAATCATCTACAACAAAGATAGTAGAACTAAACAATGAGAAGTTTGCAGTAGAAAAAGAGCAGTTAGTCATAGAGGCAGACGTAGGACCACTCAAGTATATTGCTGAATTGGTATATGGGGATCAGGCCAAAGACATGTTAGACGAGGCAGTTAGAGGATTGATTATCATATTCATATTTGTATTTGACCCTCTTGCAGTATTATTACTTGTTGCGGCCAATATGTCATTTAGAGATAGAAAAGAACAAAAAGAGAACAAAAATAAGAGGAAAGATGAACTCGCTAGTATTACTAGAAAGTATCAAAGACTTCAAACTAGACAAAAAAATCTAAAGAAAAAGATCAAGAAAAACACAACCCCTATTAGAACTATTGTACAAGATCAAGGGGGTATCAGAAAAGTCACAAAATCAGTAGGAAACGTAGAAACGTCTCAATACGAAGAAATATAGTAAATTAGACACGCTTAGCGACATGCTAGCAGGTGTTTTAAACCCTTTTGGATAGTAGGATACCCCCTAAAATAAGGGTATTTTATGCCTTGACAATATACCCTCAACCCTATATTATTAAAGAGAATCAACTAACAGAGAGGTTATTATGAATACAACAGACCCAGTACTAAAAGAAATGTATGATGCGTTTCAAAAATTAGATACTAACAGAAAAAAAGTTAAGTTTCTAAAAGATCATAAAGATAGTGGAATTTACAAATCATATGATATCAAATGGGATAATTTGATAAAAACATGGAGTAGTAAAGACCCTCTTGCATATTGGAAACCTACAGTAAAAGTAGAAGACGAAAATGAGAACAAAGAGGGAACAAAAGATACCATTGACAATTAAGACGAATCATGATATATTAATAATGAAAGAGAGGTTATTATGAGTAAAACAAAAGACTACTATTGGACAGAGGCAGAAAATGCTATGTCTAAAGCAATTGATGCTGTAAAAGACGGTTGGTTAATCGAACTTGCAGTTAACGAGTTAAAAGATAAGGACTGTGCTTGGTCACTTCTTGGATACGATGAATTTGAGGATGACTTAACAAGTTGGTTAACAGACTATATTAATGAGGGGGTGGCATATGCTTAGTTTTGCAATATTAGGCGTATCACTTATTGGTGGTATTTTATTAGTACATAAAATTATATCATGGATTTAACGTCAGGTTTATTATTACTTGCGATAGGTATACCTGTATCTGTTGTAGTAATGTTTGCTATAATCTATGCAATGAAAAAAGAAGGTGAAAATAAAAAATGATATTTGAAGTATTTTTGTCGTTAGCTGGTTTTGCAATAATCTATCTTGCGATTATGGGATTATTAATATTTTGGAATAAGGAAGAGGTTAAACATGTCAAATCAAAGAAAAGGTAAGTATCAAAGTAAAGATACAAGTCATAATGACATGAAATTTTTTAAGTGTCTAAAGATGGCAGGTACAGTATTAAAAGGTGCTGGACACGAAGACGAAGCATTTTATTTCGAACAATTGGTCGATCATTTATCAAGTGGTAAACACTTACCATTGACAGAGGAAGAAATGACGAGGGCATTAGGTGTTTAAAATAATTTTATTTTTTATGTTACTGTCACTTACAAATTGCAGTAGTTATGTAACATGTGAACAAGCAAGGTGTTTCTTAGCATGAGTACAGAAAAAGAATATGCAACTTATAGTGTTCATAGGAACTCAAAGGTCGCACAATTTTGGGCGAACAAAAGAGGTGGTGACTATCTAGGATACAAAGAAGGCGAAGATTTTACATTCTCGTTAGAACGAGCAGGCGAAACACACGTAGGTATTGATAAAGGTGCTTTCGTTGTTGGATACGAAAAAGAAGAAGAATTTGAAATATACAAGGCGGACATGTGGTAGACACCTTTTGTGCTATATTGCTAGTTGGTGGCATGTACGTAATGGATTGCGTTAAACTTGCAGACATTGGTGTAGAACCAATGACAGTATATGAGTGTAGTGATTGGGCTGAAGATGTAAGAAAAAAAGTATCTTATTACGACAGCGATAACAACAGACATATTTTGAGAACAAACGAAGGTGATTGGTTTGGCTCTTATTGTGGAGACCCTTATGAGTGATAAAGAACAACTAGAACTATTTGATACAACAGATCAATTTGGTAATGATACCCATTCGGCACCATTGATTAAAATAGACAAAGAAAAACAAACGTTAAAACAAAAACTAATAGACCCTCACGATCAAACTAATACAGTTAATAGTGATTGGGGTAATCTAGGTAATCATACTCTAGCAATAATTTGGACAGCATGTATATTATTTGTTTTGTATGCAAGTTATTAATATGAATGAAAAATTAAACGATAAGATAAAAGCATTAAACTCATCAAGAGTATATAAGAAGATAACACCAAGACATGATCTATCATGGTATGTCAAGTGGGTGGCATCTGTTTTTATTTTACTTGCAGTTGCTTGTAGAGCAACAGGCACTTTACCTATGTTTGATTTATGGTTTAGTGTATGGGGAACTATCGGATGGTTCGTAGTAGGAATGCTATGGCATGATAGAGCTTTAATCATGTTGAATGGCGCTCTTACATTAGTTTTAGTCATGGGATTACTAAAGGCATATTTTGGTGCATGACATGGTTAACCCATACTTCGATGAACTATCAACTGTTCAAATTGA